GGTATAGTTATTACCTCTGTCTGTAGAGATGTCATCCGCAATATCATATAATGTTGCTTGTGATTTGTTTTCGCCTTTCCTCAGAACACGACCAATAGATTGAAGGTTCCTCACTCGGGACTTAGAAGGACTAGCGAAAATAACGTTATGTAATCTTTTAATGTTGATACCAGTAGAGAAAGTACCATATGAAGCAACGATAATGGCATTGTCCGACTGCTCAGTAAGTAATCGGATATCTTCACGATCATCAACATCGACACCACCATGTACAAAATGCACTGGTCTGTCTGTGTGACTATTTATCATCTCGTAAAGAGGGACACCGTGCCTTTCTACATAGTTAAAGAGCACTAACGTATTTCCTTTGAGATCGCACGCTAAGTTGCGAATGAATTTATTTCTACCTGTGTGATCTACTAGATATCCGATCTCATCTTGATAACCTTCAAACAGTTGTTCCTCGTGCTTGAGCAGCACTATCTTTACTTTCAACTTGGCAACGTGACCCGCTGCCATCAATTGATTAGTTCTTGTGACCTGAGAGCATCTACCGAATACACCTTCCAGAACCAACTGGTTGACGTTTGCACCATCTAATGTACCAGTGAAACCAATGCGATACTTACAGGCATGAAGTTTGCCCATCAAAGAAGTCAAAGATTTAGCTTTGAAAAGGTGTGCCTCGTCACCGATGATTACGTCGAACCTATCAAACCACTTACGCGGTTCTTTATAGATCGATTGCCAAGTGGTAATTACTACCTGATGGTTCGTGTATTTTTCTGCCCCCGCATATATTTTGTGGCAATTTTCGGCACACATCCATCCATATTCTGTAAAATCTTTATGCATCTGCTCGACGAGAGACGTAGTTGGAACTACAATTAGAACGCTCCTGTCAACATTTACATGGAATCTAACCAGTGCATAGATCATCAGAGACTTACCTGATGCTGTGGGCGATAATAGTAATCGTCTGTTGTATTTCAACGCTTCGTATATTGCCTTATATTGATAGTCGCGTACCTTTAACGCGGGCGGAAGTCCTAAGGATTTTACGAAGCCAACTACCGACTGAGGAGTTACAAAATCATTCTGTTCTAGAGGATGACCGAAATACTTACAGTCCTCCATCTTATAGCGATACCCTTTCTCATCCGCCCAGTCCATGAGATAGTCTAAGAGACCGCAATAAATCTCTCCTGTCGCTGGGGAGAAAAGGCGGATTTTTCCATCCCACCCTTTCCAGCGACGTTGCTTCTGCATATATTTCGCTTGCTCTACCTCAAAGGTAAAGAAGTCTGCTAACTCATAATTGATGTGAGGTTCTGCCTCAACTTTAAGATAAACTTCATTC